ATCATTTCTTGACAGACAAGAGATTTTAAAAATCACTGGTATAAAAGCTAAACTAATACATTCATATTCTGGTTATTTACCAGATATTATTAGTAATAATAATATTGATGTTTCCAATGGTATTGCCATTATTGCTGGGTCGGATAGAATATCTGGTTATAAAAATCAATTTAAAAACGTTGATTATAAAGTAATATTTGATGAGATAAAAAGAACAGGTGCTGATGTATCTGCATCAAAGATTAGGAATGCAATAGCTAATGATGATTATGCATCATATTCTAAAATGATTGCACCTGGATTAAATAATGAAAAATGGTTTAATTTGTTTAAGAGGGCATTATTTTTAAAGAAAAATGAAAGTAGACATGATGAAGAACCTTTGTTATTAGAAGATGTTAATACACATATAGAACATATGGAAGATTTATTGTTTATTAATAATGTATCTGGTATTGAAAAAACATTAGAATATGTTAAGGCCGTTGTATCAACATTGAGTCAGGGATCCGGTGCGGTTATAAAGACCAAGTATGATGGGAGTCCTAGTGTGATTTGCGGTATTGATCCTGATAATGGGAAGTTTTTTGTTTCAACAAAAGGTATATTTGCAAAGACACCAAAAGTTGCATATTCTGAAAGAGAAATTGATGAGGTATTTTCAGCAGGTGCTGCTAGTAAATTAAAATATGCATTTCGTTATTTGAAAAAATGTATTAGTTCTGGAATATATCAGGGTGATTTAATGTTTACCAATGATAAGACTATTGAAACAATAGATGGTAAAAAATATGTAACATTTCGTCCTAATACATTAACATATGCTTTTGATGTAAATAGTAATGTTGCCAAGGAAATAATGAGAGCTAAAGTAGGAATAGTAATGCATGGTAAATATTCCGGTAGGATTGGTAATTTATCAGTGTCATTTAATGTAAATATAAATGAATTTAATAAATCATCTGATGTATGGTTAGTAACTCCTGATATACCAACAGCTAATATTGGTCTTGATAAATCGGATTTAAATAGAGTTTTAGGTATGATTAGTTTTGTTGATTCTAATAAAGGTAAATTGAGTACAATAGATGATAATATTATACCTTTGTTAATGAGATATAAAAATGTTAAAATTAGGAACAATCAAGGTATATCAAGTGGTGAAAAAGAATACGAGTCTTTTTATAATTATGTAAAAGATTTTTATTTAACTGAAATAAGTAAATTAAAGAAACAAGATAGTAAAGATAGTAAAACAAATATTATGAATAATATATTAATGAAATTAGAATTTTTAAGAAATAGTTTTGTAACATTGTTTAAGATGTATAATGTAATTGTTGGATTAAAGATGATAATTTTAAGAGCTTTAAATAAATTGGATGCTACATCAATTTTTGTTAAGACATCTGATGGATATAAGACAACAAATCATGAAGGATTTGTTGCAATAGGGTCATCTGGTGGTATTATTAAATTAGTAGACCGCTTAGAATTTTCAAGATTAAATTTTAATATTGATAAATTATGGTAACGTAGGGGGTAATATGAGAAAAGGATTATTAGAAAAATATTTAGTAAATGAGAATGTAGGAACAAGAAAAATGAATATTAAAGTTGGTTCAATTCCTGTTACCATAGCAGTTGACCAATCAAGATTTGGGACTATTTATAGGATATGGAATATAAAAGGGGTAACTGATTCATATATTGATAAGGATACAGGTTGGTTATCTTTAGACCTTTTAAAAAAAGAAGTTATGTCTATTATAAATAATTTTGAAAGAGGTGTAAAATGAGAAAAGGTCTATTAGAAAAATATTTGACAGAAGCAAAAGGCATATCAGCTAAGAAATTAATTGATGATTTATTATCAACACAATTTGTTGTTACTGGAAAAAAAGCAGATGATCCTTTTGTTAAGGATAAAGTCGTGTATATTACAGAAGTTAGTACAGAAGTTAGTAATGATATTGCAATTTCTATCGGATTTAAGAAAAAAAGACCATCCATGGCCTGGTTTAAACCAAGTGATTTAATAACAGTTAAAGGTCATGTATCAGCTAAGAAATTAGTTGATGATTTATTTTCAACAAAATTTATTGTAATAAAAGATGAGGATGATTTTGTTAAAGGAAAAATTGTTTATATTACAGAAATTAATGAACGTGGTGATGTTTCCGTTGGATTTAAGAAATATAAAGCGGTTTCAGCTTGGCATAAACCAACTGACTTGGTAACTGCATAGAAAATGAAAAATAAAAGGAGGAATAGTTAAATGAAAAAAGATATAATGGAAAAGTATTTAACGGAAGCATCAACTAAGGGTAAAACTGCAAAACAGTTAATAGATGAATTATTTTCAACACCATTCATGTTTAAAAAACCAATGCATGAATTTGAGAAGGGTGTTTTTTTTATAACTGAAATTGATATTGATAATGAAAATAGGATTTTTGTTAAAAGGTCAGGTGGTAAAGAATCACTTTGTAACCCTAATGATATAGTGGCTATTAAGTAATGGGAATTTAATATGAAAAATTATTTTTATTATCGTATTTTTAGAAAAACAATAATTCAGTTTATGGAATTATTTAATGACATACAAATAGGTCGTTATAATAATAATGGTGAGTTATTGTCAATGTTTAAGGTTCCTATTAGATTTGCACCAAAATCTAAAGCATGGATATATATTCAAGACAATGCAAAGAATGAACATATGTTACCTATGATAACTGTTGATTTACAAAGTATTGAGTTTGATAATACAAGATTAGGTAATAGACAAGAAAACATAATGGTTTCTAAAAATATCGATGAAAAAACTGCTGTTCTTTTCAGGAATGCAATTCCATATAATATGAGTTTTAATTTAAGAGTTTGGTCATTACATATGATTGATGTTGACCAAATAATGGAACAAATATTACCATTTTTTGCCCCCTATGTTTTCATAAGGATTAATGTACCTGAAGTTGATACTGATGTCGATGTAAAAGTTGTATTGGAATCATGTACCGTAGATCCAACCGAAGATTTATCTGAAAGTGATGCAAGGATATTAAAATGGACAGTAGTATTTGAGGTACAAACATGGTTATTTCAACCTATATCAGATAACACTGGTCTTATTGGTAAGATATTTACCAATTATTATACAAATAAAGAATCGTGGAAACAAAGAGATAATAAATCAGAGTTTGAACCCGGTGCTATTGGATTTGAAAAGACTGATGTTATTACTGGTATTGGATATGATGAAGATGCAAAACTTTTATATGAATATGAAGAATGGTTATAATTAATGGATATAAATCTTAATAAATTTACAGGTACAAATTTTGTTCTTGTTTTCCCTAAATTACCAAGTCAAAAGGGAGAACAGAGCATTAAACCATTGACATTGAATATATTTTCAACGGTATTACCATCTGTTGAATTATCTGATGCTACTGGTAAGTGGATGGCTGGTAGTATGAAATATCAAATTGGTGATGTGTCATGGGGTGATTGGAACGTCGATTTTATAGTTGATTCGAAACTTGAAAATTGGAAATTATTGTATAATTGGATAATTTATATAAATAACAACAAAGATAGTTTTTTGTTAAATCCAAAAGATTATCAAGTAGATGTATCCATGTTAATGATGGATAATTTTGAAAATGTAAATTTAGAAGTGGTTTATAGAAATGTGTGGATAAATTCATTGGGGAATGTTGATTTATCATACCGGGATGGTGATGCGATAATCGAATCATCAGCAAAATTTTCGTATGATAGATTTGAAATAAAATAAAAAAAATGTTAATAATTAATAAATACTAGTATATAAGTAAGGAGGATTTGAATATGGCATTCTATCTATCGCCTATGGTTGATGTTAATGAAATAGATCTGACAAATACAATACCAGCAGTTGCAACATCAATCGGTGTTATTATATTACGAAATACATGGAAAGGTCCTGAAATGAAACCGATTTTCATTTCTAATGTTGATAGTTTAATAAATGTATTTGGTAGACCAACTAACAATGACAACCCATTAGCTGATGTTCCTTCTGGTACAGGAACATTTTGTAACCAGGATATATTATCAGCTGTTGGATTTTTAAGATACAGTTCAGCATTATATGCAACTCGGGTAATGCCAGAAGCAGCTACATTTGCAGGTACAAAGGCAGTATCTGGAAGTGAAGTTGAATTTAATGGATTTACAGCGGGAAATGCATATAAGTTATCTAGTTTCACTGATACTGGTGACCCCGATGAATTTCATGATGAAACTGGATTAAAACCTACTGATTCACCTTTTACATTAATTGCTTCAAGTAGAGGTGGTTGGGGTAATAATATTAGAGTTGCGGTTGTTGATTATAATTCATATCAAAGTATTAACCTTTCATCTGGGCATTCAACAGCTGATACAGTTAATGCTATCAAAGCTATTGATAGTCCATTATTAGATGAAAAAGATTTTCTTATTATTGTTCAGGCTAGAAGTCAAGTTGATGTATTAAATGATGACGATGATACCGTATGGTCAACGGTTGAAGTTTGGAATGTATCAACTGATGTTAATAGATCTGATGATATGGGTGGTAAGAAATTCGCAGAATATGCAATTAATGAAAGCTCAAAATATATAAGAATTTCGGTATCGGAATCACAGAAAAATGAATCTATTAATATTTTTACTGATAAATGGCAAGAATTTTCCGGTGGAACAAATGGTGGTGCCGGTGAAAATGACACAGTAAATGATTCTGATATTATTAAAGCACTTGATTTATATGCAAACGCAGAAGAAATTGATGTCAATATTTTTATCGATTCTAATAATTCAGATACAGTTAAAAACCATATGGTTGAGATTTGTGAAACTAGAAAAGATTGTATGGTTGTTCTTGACTGTAAAAGAACAAATGTTGTAAATAATGTAGGTAATGAAACAGAATCATTAAGAGTATATAGAAGAAATACATTGAACCTTAATACTAGTTATGCTGCATTTTATGGTAACTGGATTGAAGTTTATGATAAATGGAATGGAAGATATAGATGGATTCCTGCATCAGGATATGTAGCTGGAATTTATGCTAATACAGATGATGTATCAGAACCATGGATGGCACCTGCGGGATTAAATAGAGCCATTTTACAAAATGTTCGTAGATTGGCTTGGAATCCAACAAAAGGTGAAAGAGATATTCTTTATAAGAATGGTATTAATCCTGTTGTATCTTTTTCCGGTCAGGGTAAGGTTATTTGGGGACAGAAAACACTTCTTGATAAAGAATCAGCATTTAATAGAGTTAATGTAAGACGGTTGTTTATTATTCTTGAAAAGGCAATATCAACTGCAGCAAAATACTTCCTCTTTGAGCCTAACACTGAATTTACTAGAACTTTATTAATTAATATGATTGATCCATTCCTACGGGATGTAAGGTCAAGACAGGGTATATATGATTTTATGATTGTTTGTGATAATAGTAATAATACTCCTGAACGTATAGATAGAAATGAGCTCTGGTGTGATATTTATATTAAACCAACAAGAGCAGCTGAATTTATTGTTTTGAATTTCATAGCTACAAAAACAGGAGCCAGTTTTACTGAATTAATTGCAGCAGAATAAACTATATCATAAATGGTTTTATAGGAGCTTATAAGGAGGCTTAAAGATATGGCAGGATTTAATATAGATTCATACAGAAGTGTATTTCAAGGTGGAGCTAGACAATATTTGTTTCATTATAGTCCCAATTTTCCACGTGGTGTTGGTAAGCCTAGTGATTTTTCATATTTGGTAAGGTCAACATCATTACCTGAAAAAACATCGGAAGAAATAACCACAAACTGGATGGGTAATGATTTTAAAATACATTCTAAAACTACATATAATGATTGGACAGTAAGTGTATTTGTTGATTTGGATTCCGAAATAATAAAACAATTTCAGGCTTGGTCTGAAATAATGCATAATCCAAGAACAAATTTAAGGACTAGACATAATGAATATATGAGGGACCAACATGTTCAATTATTAACTCTAAATGGATTACCATCTATTGAATATAAAATAGTAGGAGCTTGGCCTAAAACAATAGGTGCAGCAAATGTTGATTATACAGCTAATGAATTAGTAAGTTTTGAATTAACATTTACATATGTATATCATGAAATTGTTAAACCTACAAATAGAATAACCATTTAAAAAATATATAACGGTCACGCTTGGAACATTAATAATGTTTCATGGATTCTAAAAAGGAATCTAAAGGACAAAAATTCTTTAGATTCCTTTTATTTTTAGGTATGAAATAATGAGAAACGAAATATATTTTGATACATATAGATCTACATTTGATGGTGGTGCTAGAGTTACACATTTCTTTGTTAAATTTAATTTACCAACTATAACAAAATTTGTAGATAAACATTTAATGTATTATGTAAAAACAGCTGATATACCTAATGTTACAATAGAAAATCATAGTATTCCACATGGAATATATGAATATAAAATACCTAATAATATAACAGCTAATGAATGGAATGTGTCTTTAAATGTTGACAGGGAAAATAGAATAATAGAAGCTTTTTATCATTGGCAAAACGTAATAACATCATGTCAATATGACCCAAGTTATTATATGGATGACCAAAGATTATATTTAGTAAATAATGATGGAAACGTATCATCGACATATACTATTAAACATGCATGGTTAAAATCTATTGAAGCTGATAGTTTAGATTATCAACATCAAGATTCAGTTTTATCTATAAAATTAAATTTTGCATATTTGTATTATACATTTGAAATTGGGGGAACATTAAATGCCTAGTATTACTATTGATAGTTATAGGTCACATTTCAATCAAAATCTTAAACAAAACATGTTTGAAGTTGAAATAATATGGCCATTTAATAATTATAGTGAAAGTGATAAATTTAATGTTAAAGCTATTGACATTCCCCAGTATGATATTAATGCTGTTTCAACTCATTGGTTCGGTAGAGAATACCAAATGGTAGGAACAAAAAAATTTGAAGATGTTACAATGTCAATATATGCGGGAGAAAATGCACATATACTTAATAAATTATATACTTGGCATTTTCGATGTTATAATACATTAACAAATGGATATAAAATACCATCTGAATATATGAGTAAAATTATTATAACATTAATTAATATAGAAAATGGTGAAGGTTTATTTAAATATATATTACATGATGCATGGCCGAAAGTGATTGATAATAAGGACAGATTGGAATATAATGCTGATAGTGATTATTTAAATTATGATGTATTATTTGCCGTTGCTGAAGTAAGGGATGAATTATTATTTAATGGTGAATCAAGAAGGAGGGTTTAAATGAGTGAAAATTTTTTAAAATATGTAAACGTGTTTGAAGTTGAATCAATATTACCGGGTACAGGAGAAAAAATAAAATATAAACCTGTTACTGTTGGTCAAATGAAAAAATTATTAATACTTAATAAATCTAATGAGGCTTCTGTTATTGAAAATGCATTAGATGATATGATTAATGAATCAGTTGTTAATGAAGGATTTGATGTTAAAAAATTATATTTACAAGATAGATTTTATCTATTAGTTGAAATAAGAATAGCTACAAAAGGAACGACACATAGTTATATAACAAGATGTCCTAATTGTTCCGAATTAATTTTTAATAATGTTGATTTAAGTAAATTACCATTAAAAGTATTGGATAAAAAAACAGCTGATAAGAAACCAGTAAAAAGAAAAAGTGCTCTTGAATTGGTGGAAGATGATAATAAAAATAAAAAAATTAATTATAAGGATCAATGGAATTATGTTCAGTTAAATAATAATATTGGTGTTGTATTAACATTTATTACAAGAGAAGCACAAGAACATATTTTAAAATTTGTTGATGAGTATAAGGAAAAATTAAATGAAGATCAAATTGGCGCTGAGTATGATATTATGGGAATGGCACATATGATTGATAAAATAGTAACACCTGATGGTGTAGATGAAAATATACCATATGAAAGTAGATTATATTTTATTGAAAATTTGTTACCAACTGAAACTAATAAAATATCACAATGGTTAAGTGATAATAATTTTGGTTTAGATTTTACATGGACATCAAAATGTAGTAAGTGTGGTGATGAAACCAAGGAGGAAATTTCTCTTGAAAATTTTTTTCATTGATTCACTTATTTACGATAGGTGAATCATTAGAAAATATTACAGAGGAACAATATTTTTTGGCATCAAAAGTTAATATAAGTATATGGGAAAGTAATTGTTTACCTGTATTTGAAAAGGAAGCGTTTGTTAATTTAATGGTAAAAGAACATAAAGAAAGGAATGAAAATATAGGAAATTAAAAATGGCAAAATCAGATTTAACTGGAGTTACAGAAATAACTAAACAAATTCTTAAAACAATGGGTAAATACCATAATGCTGTTGATTATGCTTCAGAAGAGTTGTCTAATATAAAGAAAACTATTGAGAGTTTAAAAAATGAAAGTAAAAAAATAACAGAAAAACAACAAAAAGAATTATTAGAAGCTCAAGAAAAATTAAAAGTATTAAGTGCACAACAAAAAGAAAAATTAGAAGATTTGAAAAAAGCTTATGAAAGAACAAGAAAGTCTGTTGTTCATCAATTAATGTCCACTAGGTCTGTTTCTGAAGCATATCAAAATAAAATAGATGCTATTTTAAATAAAAAAACAGTTGAAACTTTTAAAATGTCAAAATTTATGTGGGATGAACAAGAACAAACCAGAAATGCTGTTCGTAATTTAATAACTCCTGTTTTTGGTGATTTAGTAAGTGCTTTTGATACAACAATAGATGTTTTGAAAAATTTTAAAACTATCGCAACGGGTGTAGGTAAATTTATAAGATATATTGTAAATATAAGAGAAATAACAACTTTATCAAAAGGTGTTAGAAGAACAAAAGAATTAGAAGATAAAGAAAGTTTAAGCAAATTTGAAAGGGATGAATATAAAAAATATGCTGATTTTATTACTCAAAAAGAAATTGAAAAAGCTGCAAAAATAACGGAAATAAGTAGAAATATTTCAGGTATTCGTGATTTAATTAAACAGGGACAAGAATCTGATTTAGCAAAAGATGAACAAGAAGAAAAATTTAATAGAGCGTTATTAGCTAAAAAAGATGGTGAAAAAATAAATATTATTGAAAAACAAGTTGATAGTGCATCGGGTATTCTTACACAAAAAAGCGAGAAAAAAGAAAAAAGTGGATTTGTTCAAACATTAGTTGAGATGGCCGGTAGTTTCTTAGTGAGAAATTTAGGTAAAATATTAGGTATAGGTGGTGGTTTATTAGCCGGTTTAAAAATGTTTGGTGGTAAAATTATGTCCACAATTCCATTTTTAAAATATTTAAAAGGACCAGGTGCTTTAAAACTTGCAAAAGGAGCAGGTGGATTTGGATTGGGATTATTAGGATTGGGTATGGAATTAGGAGGTGAATATTTATATGATAAAGGACATAAAAAAATAGGTGGTACAATGATGGTAGGTGGATCTACATTATCAGGCGCTGCATTAGGAGCAACTATAGGATCTCTCATTCCAGGAGTGGGAACAGTAATAGGAGGCACAATTGGTGGTATAGCAGGTCTTGGATTTGGATTGTGGAAAGTAATGAAAAAATCAAAAGAAAATGTTGAAAAATTAGAAAAAGAAGCTACAGTAGTACAAAAAGCAATAAATTCAACACATACACAAGGTAAAATGTTAGATGAAATTGCGAAAGCCGAAGGTACATATGGTAAAGGTGATTATAATGCAATATTTGGTTATGATAAATATTTAACAGCGGAAATGAAAAATAAATTAGCTCAAGCTGGTGGACTTAGTAATATGACATTAGGTGAATTAAGACAATTTCAGGAACAATTATTAAAACAAACCGGTGATTTTAATACAAGTGCTGTGGGTAGGTATCAAATTGTTGGTAAAACATTATTTGGTAGAGAAGGTGGTAGATATGGAAAAGGTGGATTATATGCAAAATTAGGATTAACAGATGATATGAAATTTACACCTGAATTACAGGATAAATTAGCCAGAGCTATAATAGAAGAACAATTAGCTCGGTCTGGTGGTGATATTAATCGTTATAGACGTTTATTAGCTCAACAATGGCAAGGTCTTGAAACTAGAGGAATATCAAGTGAATTAGATAGAAATATGATGATGCAAGTTGCTGAAATGAGAAATATATATGAAAAATCAAGATTAGCTTTTGTTGAAGATAAAAAAGATATGTCAGATACAATGACCGAAGCTGTTAAAAAGGGAGTTGAATTAGCTTTTAAAGATAATAAAATAAATGTTAATGTAATGACTCAAGGACAAACACCTGCTACAAATTATATTGCTTTAAATACATATAATCAAGCAACAGGATAGGATAAGATATGAATAAAGATTTAATCGGATATAAAACACAATATTTTGATAATTCAGTACATAAATTATATCCTGATATACCTGATATATTAACACCTAAAATATATTTAGAGGCAAAGGAATATGTTGGTATATTCGCTAGTGTTCAACAGGGATTAGGTAGAGATTATATTGATTTTAAAAATAAAGATAAATCAGTTACATTTGTGTTTAATGCTCCTAGTGAATTAGTTGAAACTATTACTAATAATTATGAGGATTACGATTCTGTAATACAAAATATTAAAGAAGGTGTTTCAAGAGTAATGTATGAAACTATAAAATCAGTAGAACATCTTGAAAACGTAATTCAACCAACAAGAGTGGATTCACCATTAGCATATTCAAAAACAGAAAATAGAGATATGAATTTTGTTTTTGAAGTTCCTCTTTTTAATAGTGTTGATGATACAGAAAGAGCACTTAAAATTTTAAAAACTGTTGTATTACCATCAGCTGCTGATAATAAAGTATCTAGTGGTATTATAGAACCACCTGCATTGTTTTCAATTTATATGGAAGATGGTTTTAATAAATCTAATTTAATTTATATGAGAAGAGCTGTATGTAGAACATTTCAGATAACATATAAAAAACCATATATTCGAGGTGTTCCATCTATTTGTCAAATTGATATGCAATTCACAGAATTAGATCCTCCTTTTGACCATAATACAAAGAAAAGAAATATTGTAACAACAACAAGTGGTTCTCCACCGGTAGATAATACTAAACCTACTACTCCATCTGTCATTAAAGAACATAATATAACAGAAACAGATTATAATAAAATGACAGTAGAGGAAAGAAATGAAGTTGTTGGTAAAAAATTTAAAATAGATGAAGATTTAAGAAATATAAATCCACATGGGAATCCTCCTGTTATTACACAACAAGGAGATAGTCCTTTAGTAAGAGATGTGAAAAAACTTCTTAAATTTCTTAATAAAAAGGTGGGAAACGAATAAAAGGATATTTAAAATTATGAAAAGGATAACAGATAAAACATTTTATGATATAACTGATCATCAATTGCATAATTTATCAATGTTAAATTTATTTGATATTATGCATGATGGAGATGATTACTTTTTAAACATATTTAAAAGCTATCAAATAAATAAAGAAATATTAAATGATATGTTTAATTATCAAAGTTATGATATTGGTAATGAAGAATGGATTGACCAAATAGCACATGATGTTTACAAGGATTTTAATTTATGGTGGGTTATTTTATTAACTAATAATATTAATAATCCTTTTGAAGAAATTGAATCGGGTAAAAACTTAAAATTGTTTAATAGCAGGTTCATATCAACTTTAATAAAAGATATTAAAAAACAAATGGCAATAAAAAATGATTAATACTGATGAAGTAATTGAAATAGATATTATACTTAGTAATAAAAAAACAATAAAGTATAATCAGTTTCAAATTGTATATCTTGAAATAATAGAATCTATATTTTCATTTTTTATGTATGGAACAATACAGTTGTATGATGTATTTGGGTTTTTAGAAAATTTTATATTAACAGGAAATGAAAGGATTAAAATCACTTATGGTAGAAGTAAAAAAATAGAAAAATATTTTAATTTACATTCTTTAAATATGGACAGAAGAATGGATTATCTTCGTAATGAAAAATCAATATATTCATTACAAATTGTGGAGGAAGGATTTAAAAATTTTGCATATTTAAGATATAGTAAATCATGGAATGATGTTAAAATATCTGATATAGTTTCACATATAACAAAACACATGATAAAAAGAGAAGATGATTTTGTTCAATTTGAAGATACAAAAGAATCAATGAAATATGTAATGTCAAATACATCATCTGCAGCAGCATTACATTGGTTATTACCTAGAGGATCTAGTAATGAAACAAATACATCCGGTTATTTATATTTTTCTAATGCAAGAGGATTAAATTATGTATCTATTGAAAAATTGTTAAATGAAAAAATAGAAGAAAAAGATAATAATGGTCAAATAATGGATTACATATTTGATTATGATAAGGCATATGTAAACAAAATTTTGGATTATTCATATAAGGGAATTGATTATAGTTTAGTAAGAGATTTAGCAGGTGGAATTGCAACGGGATTTGATATTGAAGTTAATAGACAAGTTAAATATCAATGGGAATATAAAGACATTATAAAAAAATATACTAGTTTTGGTAAATATACTTTATTACCTGATATTAGCAGTAAGGATGTTGAAGTGTCATATTATGATGATATAACAAGTGAAACATTACAAAATATTGTTGAATATAGTTTTATAAAAAAATATATTAGATTATGTACAGTAGATATACAACCATTATATGCTTATGAAGGACGATATGCGGGTATGATTAGTTATATAAGTTGGCCAAGTAATGTTAAAAGTAATTTTATTGATAAATCTCTTGATGGTAAATGGTTATTATTAACAGTTAAAAATATATTTTCATCGGATAAAAATAATGTGTGGAAACAAGTATTAACATATGGTAAAAATGGATATTTAGATTCTGATAATAAAGATTTACATGAAGCAACAAAAATAAATACTGATGTAGGTGTAAGTGTTTTGAGGTAAAAAATGCAATTTGAAATTACAAATTTAAAATTACCATCATATAAAGTTAATAGTATAATGAGGGGTATTGTTGAGGACAACAATGATCCCGAAAAATTAGGCCGTGTGAAGGTAAGAATATATGGTATGCATACTAGTGAAAAAACAGTTAGTGAAACGGAAGGTATACCAACAGAAGATTTGCCTTGGGCATCTCCAGCAACATCAATATATGGTGGTACATCAAAAGTAGGTCAATTTGGAGTTCCATGTCAAGGTGCAAATGTATTTGTATTTTTTGAATACGGTAATCCAATGATGCCTGTTTATTTCGCTACTGCACCGGGAGTTCCAAGTAAAGGAATTGAAACATCAGAAGGATTCAATGACCCCGATGGTGTATATCCAAAAATAATATGTGATTCGGATTGGTGTGAAGGTGAAAATTCAACAACAGTTTATCCTAATAATTTTGTTTTAGCAAGAACTAAATGTGGTCATATTATAGAGTTAGATGATACAGAAGGTAATGAAAGAATTATTATAAGACATGGTGTAACCGGTGCCATGATAGAATTTACTTCTGATGGTGATATTAAAAATGTAACGAAAGATGGTGCTAATACAAATGAATATGCAAGAGGTTCTAAAAACACATATGTTAAAGATGATTTAAATATTAATGTAGGTGGTAAATATACAAAAATAACAAAAGAAAAAAGTGAAACTATTACATCAACTAAAACAACAAAAATTTTTGGTTCGAAAAATGAAGAAGTTTCTGCAACGGTAACAGAAAAATTTGGTGAACAAAACACAAATGTTAACAATAGTTATAATATTGTAACAGGTGGTAAATTCAATTTAGAGTCGGGTGATGATATACAAATTAGAACTAAAACTTCTGATATAAAAATACATACAAGAAACCCAGCTAAAAAAATCGATGTCAATAGTTATGGAAGAGTTGATATAGAAGGTAAGTTAAAAGTAGGCGTTAAAAGTAATTTATTGGTTGATATAAGTTCAGATTTGTTATTAATGTCAAAAGGTGGTTTATTAAATAAAGTTGATAGTGATTTAATAACAATGGTAAGTGCAGGTGTATTAGTATATATATCGGGAATGGTAGTTATTATAGGATAGGAGAATATTATGTTACCAACCGTTGATCCCACAATATTAGTAAGTAAAATGGGAAGCATATCTGAAATTATTGAGTCAATGTATAGTTCAGTTGAAGCATTAAAATTGACATTACTCAATGATAATATATTAACAAAAACAATATTTATACCTAAACAAATAGAAGGATATATCCCACAAATAACAAGTGTTAGAACATTGTTTAATAATGTAAAAAACATTGACTGGAAAAATACTAGACATGCTGTAGATAATGTATTAATGGTTATTCAGGAAGCTTCAGCAATAAATTTAACAGAATTTCAGGTAAGACAAATTACAGATCATGCTTTAGGATATATTAATACTGTATTATCATTAAATATTAGTACTGTTGAAACACAACAAAAAATATTGGATAATATAATATCTAATATAAAAAATATAGTACCTGGATTTAATGAATCGCAAATAAGTCAAGTTGTTGATAGTGTCAAAAAAAGTATTAATAGTATAATATTAGAACCATTATTAAATGGTGATAAAGCATTAAAGGAACTTAATAATTTAATACCATTAAGTATTAGTACAGCAGATGTTTCTGAAAAAATGAAGGAATTAGTTAATAAAATACCGACAGTTAATGCAGATTCTATAATATCAGATGTAAAATCAAAAGGAGTGAATATAGCAAAAGATATGCTTTCACCTCCATGTGGTAAAATAAAACCAGGTGGTAAATCATTTATAACAATGTTATTAGAAAAATTAACTTCAATGTTAAATAATTTGGCTGAAATGGCCATAAATTTTGTAACCAAAATGGTAACAAATGCTATAAATGGTGCATTTGATATGATTGGTAACATGAGAAAATTAGTTATTGATATTAAAAATGCAATTAGTAATATATTAAAAAACGCAAAAGAAGAATTATCTAAAAAAATTGTAGGTATAGTTAAAGGTATATATAAAGAACTGGAAGAAAAATACAGACAAATTGTAAAAATAATTGAAGATGTAGCAACATTCATGGAAAAGGAATATAACGCTACAATAGATAAAATTGAACAGTATTCCGAATTTGTAAGATGTCTTGTTAGAACTGATACGGATATTGCAACCTTATAGGAGTTATAAATGTTAGCAGCTAGATTAGGTGATAAAACATTTGGTAATTGTTCAATACATGGTCCTAATATAGAAGGTAGAATAATCTCTTGTACGAATAATGTAATTATCGGTGGCATGCCTGCTGCTAGAATCGGTGATTCTGTTCTAGGTAATTGTGGTTGTATAAGCACTATTATTGAGGGTAGTGATAAATCTATTGTGAGTGGAATGCCAATGGCAAGACTAGGTGATTCTTTTATAGGAACATATACAGGTGTTATAATTGAAGGAGCATCAATGACATTGATGATTTAAATATGAATGATATAGATAAAATGATAGCAAAAAAATATACCATTGATCAGTTCGTAAGTAAAAAATCAATGGACTCGTCAGGAAAGGATTTGGAGTCATTACTTATCGAACGTGATAATGCATTAAACACAATGGATATTATATCAACTGAAACATTAAATTATATAAACACAGAATCACCTAGTGCATCAAATACACTAAATTCATGCACTATATCCACATCAGACGATAGAAAAAAATTGACAAAGGTAGATGCTGGAGTAAATCACACTAGTAAATTTGAAAAAACTGGTATGTTAATACATTTAACAAGAGATAATGGCGGGACATTTGAAAATATTGAAGCTTATTTATTAGAGCCGGCAACATATAATGCATTATTTTCGACAACAACTGCTTATTTAAAACCTGCTAATTCCGCAGTTGAAATACCTAATGGAACAGAAAATTATACAGTTAGTTTTTATAAAAATATGGATCCAATTTTAAATAAAAAAGAAGATGAATTTCAAGTTATTTGTGATGGACTAATACATAAAGCAGCTTGGGATGCACAAGTTTATGGTATAGAAGAAAAGATTGAAAGTATAAATAAAAAATCAGATATGTGTGAAAAAATGTATGAACATGCAACTGATACTGTTGATTCATATTTCAGATTTTCAAACTGGGGTGATGGTATAGAAACAGGTGTTACAGAAGAAAATAAACCACCTATTTTTGATGATAACATATCATATGATTCCGATAATACATTTAAAATTTTAGAAGATAAAACAGGTGATTTATATTTAAACCGTGAGATACTTATTGATTGTGGTGAAGATGGATTTACTAGTGGTGAAATAGTGAAATCAACATATTATCCACCTAGTGCAGGTAATTATACAGAAGTTAGTGTAGTACCTGATTTTATCAATTATAGTTTTTTAAATGAAAATATAATTGAAATGAAAATCAATGGTAATGTAGTATATCCTATACCATCATTTAATTTGTTTACTAATACAAATTGGTTATCAGCTGGTGGAACAATACCTCCAGATGATTGGGATATAATAGGTGATATTATTGACTTCAATATCGAAGATGAAAGATTAATATTTACAGCAAATGAAGATGAAGGTATAAGTCAAAATATATCTGTTACAGAAGGTAAATTAATTTCATTATCAATAGATAGTATTAGTGAAATAAAAATAAATGTATATGACATTGAAAATGAAAATTATATTATAGAAACAACTTCATTAGATGATAATATAGAATTTATAATACCACATGCTTGTGAAAACATAAGAGTTGAATTTTTATCAAACGGTGGTATTGTTAGTATTAAAAATCCAGAAATTTTATATAGAAATATATTAAACTTAAATGAGGATATGTTTTCATTTTGGTTTTATGGGAATGAAGAAACAAATTTTACATTAAATAAAGATATTATTATTACATTTAGTGATGGCATTGTTAAGAAAGGATTAATAAGAGAATCTTTTTATTATGATGAATATTATGATGATGGTATGTATACATATATACGTGTTGTACCATATTGTTATATTGTGGATAATATAACATCAATCAATGAAGCTATATCAGCAGGTTCGACTATATTAGAACCTGTTAGTGGTGGTATTGAATTTATAGATGAAACAAGATTTAAAATTGAAGGTGACCAGACATCATTTTTTGTAGAAGATAAAGAAGGTATTTGGTTAACAATGAACGATGAATATAGTTTCCCATTTAAGGTGACATCTTCGGAACACAAAACGGGGGATTCTGATTATACATTAGTTACGTTTAATAGTAATGATAATACAAGTGGATTACCAATAACAGAAAATATACAAAAAATATATGTATTGCCGGAGTAAGATATGGACTACGTTTATTCAGATTTTAATATAAAATTAAAAAAACAAGCTGATGGTGATATACAAAAAGATATAGATTTTGCTGCTGTAAAAAATTCTATTGTTAATATATTATCAACAACACCCGGTGAAAGGAGAATGAATCCTAATTTTGGTTCATCTTTGACACGTTATTTATTTGAGCCAGTTAATGATATTACGGCAAATAAAATAGGTAATGAAATATTTGATTCTATTACAAGATATGATGACAGAGTTGTTCTTAATAAAGTACATGTTCATTCTAATCATGATAAAAATCAATATGAAATTGTAATAGATTATAGCATAGGAATGAACACTGAAAGAAATGAAACAATATCTTTTGTTTTAAAACCTATATAATATAAATATAACATATCACTAGGAGATTTAAGAAATGTCAAATGTATTAATACCAAATTATATGGACATTGATTATAATACTGTCAAGGCTCGTTTAAAAGATTTGTTATCAAAAACAAACGAGTTTAAAGATTATAATTATGAAGGTTCAAATATATCTTTATTAATTGAATTGGTATCATATTTATCAGCATTAACAACATATTATGGTAATAAAATAGCACAAAATCAATATATTGAAACAGCTGATATGTATGAAACTGTACATATGTTATCACGTTTAAGTGGATATGAACCAAAGGGATATGTATCAGCATATGGTTATGTAAATGTAACTTTATTAGCTGATAATTATGGAGGTGTGATATATGTAAATCCAGGTGAATCTGTATATATTGCTCCATGGTCTCAATTAAAAACAAATCAAACAGATAGTGAAGGTAATTCTATTTACTATTCCACTATTTTACCATTGACAGAAAAATTAACAGATGAAATGACATATCCATATAGACTTACAACTCCACTATATGTTGTTCAAGGTAGAGTGGTTGAATATAATTATAGAGGAAGTGACATAATTGATGGTAAATTATATTTACCACTTGAGAAATTTGATTATAATAATATTGAACTAACAGTTAATAATAGTGACCCATGGTTAAGAATAACAAACTATTATGACAATATTAGTGACATAACAAAGGAGAATAATGCTTATTTGTTTAAGTTTGATAAGAACAGAAGATATTATATTGAGTTTTCCAATTTAAGAAACATACCTAATAAAACAGATGAGATTAAAATTAAAATGTTAATATCATCAGGTGCTGATGGTAACATGGGTTCTGGTAATATTGATGCTATTGATTCGAATGATTTTTTAATTAACTTAAATACATTGAAAAGTATTAGTAATAAAATCATTGATATTAAAAATAACTTAGCAACATCAGGCGGTGCAAATCCCGAAAGTATTGAAAATATTAGAAAGTCATCATTAGTTTCAAGTCATACACAATATAGAACAGTGACGAAAAATGATTATATTAAAATACTTGAACAAAGAAACGATGTAGTTAAAGCTAATGTATGGGGTGAAAATGATATATCATTAGTCGGTAATTATACCGATTATAATAAAGTTTTTATATCTTTAATACCATTAAAATTCGGTGAAGAAACTATATTATTAAATAATGATGAATATCCACAACCTACATCATATTCAGAATCATGGATGAACGATATTAAATTATATTTAAATCCATATAAACATATTTCGACATATGAACAATTTTCGTCATATGAATTTGTGTATTTTACTTTTACAATAGGACTGAAAATAAAAAGAACATATAATTTTAATATTGTTGCTAATGATATAAGAAAAAAATTAGCATATTATTTCAATGTAAATAATAGAAATTTCGGAGATGAAATTAATTTTCTCGAAATAAAAAAATATATTATGGATCCAAAAAATATATCAGAAGATGATAATTTTATAAATATCAATGGTATAAGTACAATGACAATAAGAGATATTAAACTATTACCAATTGGTTCGGAAATACATATGCCAGATAATGATGGAAATTTATATCCACGATATAGTAAAGAATATTATGACAACAGTATATATGATAACCAACTAACCGTGATATTATTAAATTATGACCAATTTCCAAGACTAGTTGAAAAATCAATAGAAATTTTTGAGGAAAAATAAATGTCAAAATTTTCAGATATTCCTTTTCATGTATTAAATGAATATTTAAGCAACAAAAACGAAAATACTCGGCAAACTGGTAGATTGTTAAGTATGAAAACAAATATTGTTGCTAGCAATTCATCTGATGTTGATGTATATTTAAAAACTAATGATGGTTTTTTTAAATTAAATTTAACATATGATTCTGTTGACAGATTATATCATGATTATGATTTATTTAAATTTAAATTAAATGATAATATTTTTGTTAAAACGGGATATGAAGTAAATAGTGAAGGTAATATATTATATAGTACTCACAGTTATTTTTATATAAAAAACATTGATTTTGATAAATTATACGTTTATGATTTTAAAAATCATTATAGTGGTGGATATGTTAAATGTTCAAATATTTTTCCATTGGATATTCATTATTTAATTGAAATTGATAATTATACGTTATATTACTACACTGACAGTTATATTGCTACATTTCTTATTGTAGAACCACATTGGGATGATGAAACTATATCGATTTTAAATAATCCTTATCATGAAAAAGAAGTAAAAAATTCATATGTAAAACATAATAATAAATTTATAAAATATAATGATATAAGCGATTATACTGAATATGATGGGGATGAAATATATTATGTTATAACAATGTCAGATATTACTATATCAGATATATTAGAAAAAGACTATCATGGATGTGAAATATATTTTAGAAAAGACAGTCCATTTTTTGATTTTGTTAAAAATTATAATAAGTATTATCCAAACGAATATAACAGTGGTAATATTAACACTAATCAAGATTACATTTACATTGGTAAATTAGATTCTATTGATGGTGATAAAATTAATATTAAGTATCACGGATATAAAGATTATGCTTTAATGTCATTACCTCCTGTAAATAGAACAGATTATTTAAAAACATTTCTTGATACTTACTTTGATAAATTATATATGTCCGATTATAATTTATTAAAGAATATCTTAAAGATGTCTGATCCATATGAAGTTGACCAGAAATATCTCAATTATATTGCATTAACATACGACTTTAATATTCCTGTAATAATATCAGAAAACAAACAACGGGATTTTGTTGCAGCTTTACCGGAATTATTAAAGAAAAAGGGAACATATGATTCACTTTATATCATGTGGAGAATGTTAACTAATACAAAAAATGGTATTAATATTTTTGATAGATGGAACACATGGGATGATAAACATTTTTTCGAAAGACCAATAGATAATTTTATTGATTTTATTTATACTTATAATATACCTCAAAAATATAATATAGATGCAGCAAAAGGTTATACATGGAATAATAATTATAACCGTGATTATATATTAAATATACATGATTATAAAAACATTTTTGAATTTGAAAATGATGAAAATGTATGGGTAATAGAACATAAATTATTTCATTATCCATTTGTTAGTTTTTATGATAATAATGGTAATTTAATACAACCACAAATTGTTCAATATGTAGATGAAAATACTATATTTGCAACTTTTGATGAAGGAATAAAAGGAAGAGCTGTAGTATTACCATTCAAAAATCTAAAAAATAGTATTATACATGAACAAAATGACCCAACTAATGAATGGATTATAGATTTCGATATATTAAAACAACCATTAATAAATGTTATAGCTGAAGAAGGTTTTGTAATGTATCCTACTAATATATCAAAAGATGAAAATAATAATATTATATTACAATTTGATGTTCCTGTGTCGGGAAAAGCATATATTGGTGAACCTAATGATTCATATACAATAAGTCAATATACTAGAGGTGAAGGTAATATTATTTATCATAATTTAGGAACAAACCGTATTATGGTATCTCCTATTATATTGCATGAAGATGATGTAATAAAAATTGAATCAGTAACAGTAATTGGTAATTTAATAATTATTGTAAAAACAAATACTATTTATTCTCCAATTACTTTTAAGGTATATACATCATATGATAATACATTACCGATCATTTATGAAGAAAGTGGATATTTCTTATCTCCTCATTTTATATTTGAAATGAATTTATCAAGAGAACCTTTTGGTAAAAATTATATCATTAACAAATTTTTATTAGATGAAATAATAAAAAATATTGAATATATTAAACCAGTAAGTAGGTTTTCTCATTACCGTGAACTAATATCACCTGTTACTAATTTTTCCAAAAAAGAAATATCATTATATGATAATCGTTCATCTGATGCATATATGATGTCAAAATATATCGGACTTAGGAAAAAGGATATTAAAAAACCAAATAACTTTTATGATATATATTTTGAAGATTCAATATGGAGTTTTAAATATGATGGTGGTGATGAGTATAAAGGTGTAATAATTCAATGTTATGATAATACTTATAATGTAATTATGCCTAATAAAATATCATTCGAAAAAACTAATAATCCCAGTAAAGATTATGAATATCAAGTAGATATTGATTGGGATGGACATGTTGTTAATGGATATTGTGTAACAATTACGCCAAATTATATAGAAGATTTTGATGATACGGATAATGTTACTATTATTTATGATGGTGAACGTAGCACAATTCCATTAGTACAAATATATGATGATAATAATGAACAAATCATACCTAAAAATATTGAAATCGACCTTTTTAATCATACAATTAACATAGATTTCCATGAAAATAAAACAGGTGTTGTGTTTATATATTTAGATAATGTATATTATTTTGTAAGTGATGATTTTACAAATTCAGATACTTGGTTAGTTGAACATAATATTTATAACACTGATAATTTTTATGAAGAAGATATGCCATCATTAGATAAACAATTTGTTATAGTACAATGTTTTGATATGAATGGTAATGTAATATATCCACTATTAATTAGAAAAATTGGTAATAATACAGTAGAAATTAAATTTAATAAAAACATGTCAGGAAGAGTTACTGTTTATAGTAACTATGATTATTATTACAAGGATGTCAAAAATGTTTATAATTATACACAGAAAAAATCTGATAATATTTTAATACAACATAATACAGGTGATATGTATCCTCATGTACAATGTTACAGTAATGACATAGATATTACACCTAATAACATACATTATATTGATGAAAATACATTAGAAGTAAAAATAGGAAAAAATGCCAAAGATATTAAAATATTAGTATTACCACATAGCGTTCTTGATAATTCATATTATGAATTATCATTTGAAAATAAATCAAATATAAAAGTTAATCACAACTTAAAACTTGGTATAAAACAAAGACATGGATATTGGAATGAATGGGATTATATGTATTTATACATACCACAAACATATCATGTTATTTATTATGGTAATAGATTTGCTACTCCTGATGAATGGGAATTTCCAATAGTAACAATAGTTGATGAAGATAATAATGTTATTATGCCTAATAATGTTAAATTTATAGATGGTGATAATCTTGAAGTTGACATGGATATTGAAACATCGGGCAAAATTATTATTGGAATGACTGCTTTATATGAATTAGATGCATTAAATCAAGGTGGTTATGATTATATTGACCTCATATGGGGTTTATATAAAAATGTATACTCTATTAAATTAGTTGATGGATGGGACAGTGATAATTTAGATTTGATAGTTCCTGGTAAAATAGAATATTTCGGAAATGAATATGATGAACATTATGAGATAACAGGTAAAAAAAGTAATAATTATTTTTATTATGTACCAAAGTATGCATATAAAAAAGAAACACATATACACTATCAATATGAACCAAGTCATTTCTGGATAATAAAACATGATTTTGAAAATTATTATCATTTAATACAATGTTTTGATTTTGACGGTGTTTTAATACCATCAGAAGTGTACTCTAATTATAATACATCATATGTGCGTTTTTTTGATAACAATGGAGATGATGCATATAAAACTGGATATGCATTATGTTATAGCAATAATTGTATTGTTCCAGCTCCTGATTGTCCTTCAATACCAGTAAACTTAGAATGTCAGCACCGGGAGAATAATAAATGATTAGAGCGTTATATAAACAAGATATATTACATGATGATGTAAAAGAAACTAATGAAATACTTATAAATCATAATTTAAATTCAAAAGAAGTTATGGTATTCGATACATATAATTTTATTACATCGGTAAAAATATTAGATAATAATAATCTTATAGTATATATAGGTGATGGTGGAGGTGAAGGTGGAGAAGGTGGACCGGGGATCAATTAGTTTAGGAGATATTAAATATGCCAGTAGAAGTAGAAGAATTAACAACCGTATATGTTTTAAGAATAGGTAAAAGTAAAGAACAAAAATCTATTGTTGAATCACTTAGTTATATGAAAGTTGGGAAAGGTGAATCAAAACATTGGAATGCCTTTTTTGAAGGTGATTTATCTGATCCCTATGATAAAAAATATGATATAGAAATATATGAATATCCAAACTATTATGCTGTAAAAGGTAACATACTAGCAATAGATAATCAAATGGAAATGAACATAACAGAAATTGGTTTGTTCAATGAAGAAGATAAAATAATGTTCTACTCAAAATGTAGTTTATTACACAAAGCGGTAAACTCTGATTTATCAGTATGGTATAGGATAATGAAATAAAGGGGGTATAAAATGAGGTCACATTTTTGGTATTATTTAATAGATGGTAATGGTAAACCAATAAGTAATGCAAATGTTGATATTTATCTTGCAGGAACAGATGAAAAAGCATATGTATACTTATCGGAAACAGGAGGTTCAGCTTCAACTGAAACCATCATAACTGATAATGATGGTTTTTTTGAATTTTGGATCTCTGGTTATAGTGGTGATGAACACTATTATACATCAAATAAAAAATTTAGAATAACATGGGATAAACCTGGTATATCTTTTGGTGAAATTGATAATGTGGATTTTATCTCTAACATAAGCACGGCTTCTGTTTTCAGAAAAGATGACATTGAAGCAGCGGATTGGGAAGTAGATGTCGGTGGGTATAAACTAAATGTTGTTCATAATTTAGACATTCTTTATCCTATGGTCATTTGTTATGACTATAATACGGGTAGACAAGTAAATATAATTGTTGAATCTGTCAACGAATTTGAAGTAAATATCTATTGCAATACTGCACAAAATTCATGTGTAACTATTATCGGATAACATGGTTTACATTCCATTATCAATATGGTACCATTATATTGAATAATATTTTGAGGTGAAATATTGAAAGTTAAAAATAATAATGGTCATTATATACAAAACCATGATTTGTATAACGAAATTGTGAAGTTTAAAGAAAATGGTGTAGCATCAGAAACACTGGGTGAATACCTTTTATTAATTGCTAATAACTTATCATCAAAAGGAAGATTTAACGGATACACATGGAGAAACGACATGGTATCTGAAGCTGTATTAACATGTATTAAATATCTTCGTGGTTATGATACAGAACGAACAAATGCATTTGCATATGTAACACAAATATGTAAAAATGCAATGTTTGCATATATCAAAACAGAACATAAACATTCTGTTATAAAAGATAAATGTTATAAACTAAGTGATAGTTTAATAAACATAACTAATGAAAATAAAGATGATGAATCCATAATAGCAATTAATTACATGGACATCGGTGAAAAAAGAAAAAGAAGAAAAACTAAAAACCTACCAACTGTTACATAAAATTCAAAAGGAACAAATTAATACATGTACAAATACCTGTTAATAGCAGATGTTCATTTAGGATTATATTCAGACTCCGAAACATGGCACAATATAACAATTAATTTTTTTAAAAATGTTGTTAGAACATGTGAAAAAAATGAAATAAAAAACATCATTATCCTAGGTGATTTCTTCCACGAACGGAAAAACATTAACATCAAAACACTAAATGTGGCCCTGAATATAATGGAATCATTAAAGGATTATAATGTATACCTAATAGCAGGTAACCATGATGTATACTATAAAAATAGTCTAATACCATCTAGTCTTGAAATATTTAACAAATACAAACATGTTAATATAATAAACAAAACTCATATTATAAATGATAAAATTGCATTAGTACCATGGCAAGAAGAACTACCTAATAAAATCGACATCGTTATGGGACATTTTGCAATTAACTCATTCTATATGAATGAATCCATGATGTATAATTCTAAAGATGGTTTAAACATAAAAGACTTCAAAAAATATAAACATGTGTTTTCTGGTCATTTTCATACTCCATCAAAAAAAGATAATATCATATATCTGGGTTCACCTTATCAACAAAACTTCGGTGATGCAGATGTCGACCGGGGCTGTTACATATTTGACTCAGAAACATACGACATCAAAATGATTAAATATACAAATGCACCTAAATTTATTAAAATACAAACAAAAGATAAAATAACAAAAGATATAATCGAAGGTAATTTTGTAAGACTATACTTTAATGCTGACTATGGAAGAGCCGCAAATAATAGACTGATTAACACAGTAATGCTTTTTAATCCATTACAATTACATACAGACTTCTCCAATATTAACATTGAATATTCGGAAACAGGTAAAACAACAGAGTTTAAAATAAAAGATAAAAATGAAATATTAAATGACTATCTTGATATAGTTAAACTACCCAGCCACATTAAAAAGAAAACATTATTAAATGTTATTAAAAAAATAATGACAGAGGAGGATTAATATGTCAGAAAAATATGGTAATTTAAAAATGGTGTATGAACATGCCTATAACCAGGCTTCACAAGGTAAAGGTAAGGAAAGACATTCTAATAATGATAATTTTCTTAATCAACCTATTTTCTGGATAGAAGAACATTTTAAATCATTCCAATTAGGACAAGCTATAAAAAAAATACATGAAAGTCAACGACTAGATACAGAAAGTGCTATTAAAGAATTACTTGGTGCTATGAATTATATAGCAGCACATGTTATTCAATTACAACTAGAATCATATCGACCGGAAAAGAAAAATGTAACATATCCAATAGATGAGGAATAATAAATGTCAATATTTAGTGCTGAAGAAATTACCTTCGCGAATTTTCTATCATTCGGAAAAAATCCAACAAATTTAAAATTCGAACACGGTATTAACATTATTACAGGTAATGATGTTAAAACTGAAAGGTCAAATGCAAGTGGGAAAACAGCATTAATGGATTCGATACCGTTTGCACTATTCGGCCGTGTGTCCAAATCAATCAGAAAAGAAAACATCGTCAACTGGAAAAATAAAAAAGATTGTTGGGTATCATTTAAATTCAAAAAAGGTAACAACAAATATGAAGTCAAAAGAGGAATTAAACCAGACTTCCTTGAAATATATAAAGACGGTGTTAAAATACCACCTCCTCCTGATGTCAGGATTTTACAAAAAATGTTGGAAAATGACATACTAGGATTTGATTATTATACCTTCCAGTCATTGTTTTCCATTAATCTCAATAACTATATTCCTATTCTTAAAATGACAAGTTTACAGAAAAGACAATTTTTGGAAAGAACATTCGGTCTAGAAAATTTTTCCATAATGAATGAAAAAGCCAACAAGAAAATGAAGAAAATTGAGGACTTATCATACAAACAAAAAATTGATAATGACTCAACATATAAAATAAAATATGACTTGATTAAACAAAATGAAAATTTAAAAAAACAAATTAACAATATTAATAAATCAAGTGAATCGTTATTAACAAATACAAAAAAACTTGAAAAACTAACATCAGAAAATCCTAATATAGATGATGAAAATACAAAACTAAAATCAGAACACTATGAACTGACAACAAATATGTCAAAACTGGAAAATGATTATGAAAATATTAGAAAAGAAAAAATTAATGAACTAATAAATGTTATAGATGAAGATGATAAAACACTAGATACGGAAATAAAAAAATTAAGCAATTCTATTACAAAAACTAGTAATAAAATTGCTGTGTACAAATCGGACATCAAAAGACTAGAAGAACATTTATCACAAATTGAGGATAAATCAATTTGTCCAACATGTGGAGGTCCTATTGATAAGAAACATAGTGCTGATATAAAGAAAAAAATAAAAGAAGTCAATTCAATGTTAAAAGAAAACACAACTGAATATAAACAATATGACTTCGAATTAAACACATTTAAAAAATCAAAAACAGAAAATAATAAGAAAAGGAAAAACATATTACTAGATGACATTAATGTTCCCGAATTAGATAACATTAAAAAACAAATCAATGATGGGAAAAAGAAAATAAAGAAATTAGAAGATAAAATAAAAGCTAATGAAGGTATTATAAACCAAATTAAAGAATTATCAACAATGATCAACATTTTAAAAGAACAAGTTGATAAAGAAACCGAAACAGTTGATAGTATACAAAAAATGATTAATGAAAATGATATTAAAATCGCTGAATTGAAGGATAAATATGGTAAGACAGAAACACAAATAAAGAGGTTAGACGAATTGTGTTCTTATTTGGATTATGTAAAAACAATTTGTAAGGATGATAATATAAAACAATTTGCAATTTCCGCAATTATGCCCTATCTCAACAATCAGGTAAATAATTATTTGAGTGCTATTGGTTCACAATTCTATGTTCAATTCGACTCCTGGTTAAATGAAAACATAGAAGGTCCCGGTATATATAAATGTGGATACGGCAACCTTTCCGGTGCGGAATCAAAAAGTTTGGATCTCGCATTACAATTTGCATTCCTTGACATCGCAAGAATACAGGCTGGAATATATCCCGATGTCTTAATCCTAGATGAACTTCTGGATACATCAGTAGATTCAAGTGGATTAAATAACATTTTAACATTGATAAAAAAGAAACAAGAAGAAGATAATTTAAAAGTTTATTTAATTACACATAGAAAAGAAGTTGAGAGTTCAGGAATAGAATTTGAAAGGTCATATACAATTCTTAAAGAGGAAGGATTTTCATATTTAAAATCAATAAGATAAAATGATTTACATTGATATTAAAATTTGATATAATACTACATACAATAATATTATAGGAGGATGCATGAACGAAAATACATACGAAATATTAAAAGAATTGAAAAAGAAAATCAAAGGTGTTAATATTTCTATTATGAGTGAAAGTGTGGCAAGAAAAACAAGTTATATAAAAACACCGTCATTAGACCTTAATAGAGTTTTATCGGGAGATTTATATAAAGGTATTCCTGAAAGAACAATGGTTGGAATTACCGGACCAGAACACAGTTTTAAATCTTCTTTTGCATGTCTTTGTGCCGCGAATGCGGTTCAACAGGGATATACTCCTATAATCATTGATACAGAAAATGCAATGACAACAGAATTTTGTGAACGATGGGGATTAGATACAACAAATGCAATTTATATTTCAACAATATGGATTGAAGAAGTGATGTCCGTTCTTGTAAATATAAAAGAATCCGGTCTTGAAAAAATGATTATTATTTTGGACTCAGTTGGTGGACTAGACCGGAAAAAAATGTGGAACGATGCTATGAACAACGATCCCAAAATCGATCAGGGACAACTTCAAAGAACTATTAGGTCATTAATGAAAATCTTAACTAATATTTGTATGGAATCAAACTCTATTGTAGTTTTTACCGCCCACTTATTTGCAAGACCAGGTATGGGAAGTATCCCCATGCCTGATGATGTTTCTGGAGGTAAAGCTGTAAAACTATTCCCATCAATTCTAATAAATTTAAAAAAACAATCCCTTAAAAAAGATGAAAAATCAGAAATGAGTATTATCAATGCTCTGGTTGTAAAAAATAGATTTTATCCTCCCTTTCAGGAAGCAACCATTGATATTTCATACCAAAATGGAATAAACCCCGTTGCAGGTTTATCAGAACTGTTACTCCCAGACAAGGCAAACATTCTTAAAAAAGAAGGTAATAGTTATTACTATGTTGACTCAGGTGAAAAATATGCAACATACGACAGAAATCTCGAAGAAAAATTAAAAACAGATACCGAAATTCTTGATCAACTTAACGAATGGTTGAAAACCACAGGTTATAGCACGGTGAACGAAAATGTAAAAGAAGCAGAAGAACTAGAATTAGAACTAGATGAAATAGAAGAAACCAAACCAACAAAGAAAAAGAAAAAGTAAGGAGGATTTAATTATATGCAAATTACTGTTTTTAGAATAGAATATGATATTTTACCGATGATGAATAGCTATAAAGCATTCATTGCGGCTGAATCACATGAGAAGGCTGTAGAATATTTAAACAAAATACTCAAAGGTAAAAAGATTAGCATTACAGCTACAGGTCCCATGTGTCCAATTCATGGTTTCACTGATGGTGTTTTAAATTTCATTAAACCATCACAGGAACCCGTCAAACCCGTCAAAAACAAGGAAGAAAATAACGAAACTGAAACCGATGACAATGAAGGTATTAAATTCAGGTCAGGTCGTGGTGTAAAGAAAACAAAAAAATAACACACAATTTTACACAGGTTGATTTTTTATGCTTAGTGTGAAAGATTTATTATTTGTTTATTATAAATTGAACCTGGTTAAACCAGACAAGAAATCCATATGGTTTTATTAGTGGGGCACAAAAATGAATATTTATTTAGCTGTATTAAACTCTGATATACTGTCAGAAGAATTAAAATTAAATTCTAATATAACAAACAAAATCGAAAAGGCTGATGCTATAATCATGGACTGGAATCCTAAATACTATGAGAAAATTATCAACCTTATGAAAAACAATCCTAAAATAAAATTTGTTATATTCGACAGATATTTATCAATCACAATTAATGTGGCAGAAGAATTTATAAAATATAACAATGTAATTATGGCTGAACCTGCATTAAATTTCAGAAGAAAATACTTCCACTACATCCCATATTGGATAAAAAACAAAGACATAATGGACATCACACTTAACGAAGAAAAAAGAAAATATGATATAATATACAAAGGTTCATTCTTCGGTGAAATTAACTCTTTCAGAAAATACTATACCGAATATGCAAAAGAATGGCCTGATAAAATATATTATGAAGCTGACCTACCTGAAAACCTTGAAACATCAGGTATCTGCCATGACATGATAAAAACACAAAACCTAAACTTTAATGACGCAAAAACAACCATCATCATTGGTTCACAATCAGATTACGAAATAGGTTATCTAACACCAAATTTTATCGATGCATTGAACAATAATTGTGTTCCCCTTATTATACCCGAACACAAATATTATTCATTGTTATCACCGACAAGAATTAAATCAATATTCGATATTATGTACATGGTTGAATGTTACAACACATCATACATAGGTCTTATTAAAGACATTTACGAATCAATAGAAAATTATTATCCAGAAATGCTTACAAAAAATGTGGCATCACAATTAATAAATTTGTTAAAGGAGAATTAATATGAAAGCAAACGTGAGTATTACAAAAAATGCGGTAGTATCAGTAGGGAATTATAACACGGTTAAACCAGAAGTCAATATAACTATTACCGATGTTAACATTAAAAACATCGACAAGGTAACAAAACTGATTTCTGAACTCACACATGACCTATGGGTTCTTGAATTTAATAAACTATTCGATGAAATTCAAACCATAAACAATATCACCGCACTAGAATACTATAAAGAAATTGAACAATCAACAGACGAAATACAAAAAAACATAAATAAAAACATGAAGGAGATTAAAAAAATAACCGATGAATAAAACATACATATCAAAAAAGAAACTAAAAGCCATGATTGCACCTAAAGTAGGTGATATTATAACAACAAACAACGGCAACACAGGTAAAATAATTTATGTAAATGACTCACACATGAGAATTACATGTACAGGTAATGCACAAATGAACGATGAATTTGAAATTAATGGTATTAACTATTCAGTCAACAGAGTTTCTGAAAATAGATTTAATGCCGAGCCCATCATTATTAAAAAAATAGATAACCCATTTGCAAAAACCGCAAAACTAATTTAATCATGCTGAAAATTATAACGAAACATAAAAAACCTGAAATTCTAGTAATGACTCCTCTCCTTACAGGACATAAAATATCAGGCGAAACAAGAACTACGATAAAAAGAAACACAACCCCATACACATGGGCATCATTCGAATCAAACAGAAAACATGCCGCAAATTGTCAAGCTGGTATAGAAGAATTTCAAAAACAATACAAATTCTTACCTAAATACATATTCATCCTTGACCGTGATATTATCCTAGGCAGAGGACTTATAGACAAACTATATAACCTTTTAAAAATAACAGAACCAAATGTAGGTTATGCATATTGTCCATTTGAATACAAAGGTTATGTAAATCACAAAGTCCCTCCTAAAATATGGAGTTCAACAGAATTAAAAAAGAATAACTTCATATCAAGCAACTCCCTAATCAAAACCGAAATGTGGAAAAAAATAGGTGGATATGTTACAGAAGAAAAATACCACCGACTTTCAGATTGGTCATTCTGGTTAAAGGCATACAATAACGGTTATAAAGGTATTCTTTGTGAAAATACATCCTTTATCGCAATGTCAACAGAAAATGACATAAGTGCCGGTGATAAAAACGAACACAGAATTACAAAAGAACTAATTATAAAAGATTTTATAGGTGAATAATGAACAGACTTATATGGAAAAATGGTAAAATTATGTCAGAAGAAAATGCCGTATTTAGCATATACGACTCGGCATTAATGCAAGGTTCAATCTTCGAAATGACTAGATCATTTAATGGAAAACATTTTAAACTAAAAGAACACATCCAAAGACTATACGAATCGGCAAAATACATCGGACTGAATATACCATATACACCCGATGAATTATACAATGCCTGTTATGAATTATCAGACCTGAACAATCACGGTGAAAACATGGAACACAGACTGATTATAACAGCATCACACGGTCCACTATCTATATACAACCAAATTGAAAACATCGAAATGGGACCACAAACAATCATCACAGACATCCCACTAAAATGGACAGTCAGAGGTATGGGAAAATTCTTCACAGATGGTATTAACCTTATGACTCCCTCACAAAGAGCCATACCATCGAGAATTATATCCAACAAGACAAAACATCACAACAGATTACATTTTTTAAGAGCCAACCTTGAAGTTTCCAAATCAAAAGAACCTAACACATGGGCTCTTTTATTAGATGACAATGGTTACCTTGCAGAATGTGTAGGTGCAAATATTTTCATAATAAAAAATGATAACATTCTAACACCTAAAACAACAAACATCCTGAAAGGTATATCCAGAGAATATGTCATGACTGAACTTGCAAAAGTAACAGAAACAGACATTGACCTACATGATGCAATAAATGCAGATGAGATATTTATAACAGCAACACCTTTCTGCATCC